ACAATCAGCACGTTTTACTTGATAATGTTTTAGATCATCTACTGTTGTAAATTTATCTCCACATCGTTGTATCCCGCCTGCCCAACCAAAGTATAATTTACTTGCTGGTGCCGGAAATCCTACCATACTAATCATACATAATCTCTCATGTGTGCCCAAGCACTACCGTCTGTTAGTTCTTGAAATTTCCAATGACTCATAGCTAATTTTTCTATCCAATTTTGTCTTTCAAATATATCCGGAGTTTCAATTTGTGATAAGTCTGTATTTGCAACAGGAAACGCTTGACTAATACGCGGGTTAGGATCAGTTACAAATAAAGGAATACCTTCAATTGCACTTGCTACTCCCGGACTACTATTATATGTAACTGTAGCCCAAGCGTTTGTAAAATCTTGTGTAATTTTTGGATTAGTGCTAACTGTGTATTTTTTCTTGTTTAAATATTTTACAGCATGTTTATCACCAGGATGACCTCTAACAATTATTGGTCGATCAGTAAATTTACGTAATTGATCTATAGTTTTATCTAACCAATCTACAACCGGTAATCCGTCCATACTCCAGCCTCCATTGCGTTGAGTACAAATTAAAATATGCACACCGTTTGACCGCCAGTCTTTCAAACTTAGTCCGAGGTCCTGTTGTATTTGCTTCCATCTATTTGGGTCTGGATTATCAGAAAAATAATTTCCTGTAGTAGGAAATACTCCGTCCATGCTGTACCTTGAATAATGCATAGGATGAAACTTACCTACATCATAATTAAAAAGGTTACTATCACACATTATTGAATGTTTACCTTTTAATCTTGCTTCTTCAACTGCATACTTTCTTACTTTAAGGTGTGGAGATAACACACTGTTAGCATGCACCCATCCTTGAATCATATTAACATCACTTTCTAATATATTTTGTCCAGCATGTAATATTCCCTTGTCACCATTTGCAACTACCCCTTGTATAAATCTTTTTAATACTTCTATTTTATGTGGTGATTTATTTGCATTAGGAACTCCGGCAGCATATGCTACTACGGTTTTTTTGTTCATAGCTGTTGTACCTCTTGCCAGTAGTTTTTTGTAATTTGTACACATTCTTCTAATGCATTAGGGTACGTTGGAACATCATCAATAATATCGTTCCAGGTTTGAAGTTTAGTTAACAAATACGGCATATGTTTAAATCCATAAAATTTAGTACTCCACGGTTCGGTAACAATAACTTTACGTCCTAATAATGCTCCCCAGTATGCACCATGGTAACTGTTAGTAATAATTGTTTCAGCACTTCCTAACAGCTCTATAGTTTGATCCATGTTTCCACCGCTATTAATAAAACGTGGAATTGAATCATTACCAAAGTTTGTTGCTTTAATTAATTGTTTCTTATGTTCAAACCAAATTACTTTATTTCTAATGGGATATTTTTTTGCCAATGCAGGATGCATACAACTAGCACATGGTACCCATTTAAAAGGCTGTTTGTAATCTCGTATACCAACCATATCAAAATAATTCATCCATCCAGGGTATGCCATTGCTTTAGTACGTTTTGCCGTTTCTGCATTATGACCTGCTCCCCATAGAATTCTTGGTTGGCGCTGATTGTCAAGTTCGTTAAGATAGTCGTGAACTAACGGCTGTAACTTTGCCATAAATTTATCTCTTGGCTTTGCATTAGTGTTCTGTACTATGTTCCATACATCAGTCCATTGTTGCATTGCTTTTGCAGTGTCGGGTGCTAGTAATAACGATTCTACAACATCACCAAAAAAATCATTTCCTAACAAGCCACCGCCGCCTATTACTAACGGAACGTCAGTTGGTATTTGTTCAACGCTACAATTCATTATATCTATAACTTGATATTCGTCTTTGTTTAAAAAGTATTGAAGTGGGTTAGCAGCTAAGTCGCCAACATTGTTAGGGTCTGATCGATGTACAACTGCATATTTAATTGGCATGTTTATCCTCCATTAGTATACGGTGGGCAGTTCCGTTTTTAAGTTCGTCGATATGGAATTGCCCATATGCCAAATGACATGCCCAAGCATAGATTTCATCTTTACTAAGGTGTTTTGGTTTTTCTATATTCCATAAATTTTTATTCGCAACAGGATCAGCAGCTGTAGGGGCAAGTGTAAATGCAGGAATACCGTATAATACACTTTCAATTGCTGCAATGCTGTTGTATGTAACAAGTGCATGTGCGTTGTCTAAATCTTGATAGATAGTTTTGCGCAGACGCTGAAACCTCGGTTGTTTTTCTCGAACAACAATCGGACGGTCTGTATACTTGCGTATTGTTTCGATAGTTTCTTCTTTCCATTCTTCTAATTTAACACCGTAAAATTTACAAGGTTTTGAGCTAGGTGTTACTAATAAGATATGACTGCCGCCTTTTTTTCTAGTGTGTATTTTTGTTTTTAATTTTTCCCAGCGATCATTTGGGCGTTCAATTATTTCGTTGTGCTGTAATCCGTTAGGAACAATTCTATGATATAATTTCCAGCCCATTGGATTTACATCGCATTTATAGTTTCCTACATATCCACTATCCATATAATAAAAGTTTTGGTTAGATCTTTGGCATTCCCAGATAACTTTTCTTTTAGCTAAACTTCTTATTAATATAGAATCTTTTTTATCTTGATAGTTATAATCGTAATCATATATCGGAAGTTTTGCTCCCTTTGCATACATGTTAATGTATTCGTCATCAAGGTTTTTACTTAAACATATCATAAAGTTCTTGTTTCCATAATTCATTAAATTCACAATCGCGATAGTTTTCAAACCACGGACCGCCTTCAGTATAATGAATTAATTTAGGTTTTTCAATATCATCATACACTCCTACTAAGTAGTTCCATGTATGATCTAGTTCGCCTATTTCATCATCTAGTAACCAACTAAACCTATGAAAGTATGCGCCATTTAATTCTAAACTGTTAACTTGATCTTGGTCAACAACTCTATTACTAGGGTGACCACAGTTCCATAAAACAACACTTGACCAGTTCTTTCGTGGATAGATAGTTTGCTTTTGCCCATCCATCTTTGTGCTTTCTTTAGGTGTGTAATCATGTTGCACACACATAACAGCATACTTGTCATCTGCTTGATCAAATAATTCTTTAATGTCTGTTGTAAGCAACATATCGCAATCCATAAACAAAGCCCAGCCTCTATAGTTAGAAAGCTCTGGTACTAAGAAACGTGTAAATGTAAATTCTGTTGATGCAAGTTTATCTTCAGGACGCTTGTACCATCCTGCTTGTCTTAATTCTTTTTGTACTAGTGGACGTACATCTGCATTAGGTTGATGCTTTAATATGCTGTGCTTACACACTTGGTAAGCCATATCTTCTCTTGGGTCGTAGCCTATGAATACTTTCATTAATCTCTTCTTTCTATATCTTCTTCAATACATTCTTCTCCGTATTGCACTTCTAATACATGTACAGGATGTTCTGTGTCATTAAATGCTCTATGCCAAGTGTTCGATCCTATAACAACACCGTTTGCATGTTCATCTATAATAATACCATTTTGAATCTTACCATCGTCCATTGCTATTGTTACTCTTCCTTTGAGAACATACCAGTGTTCAGATCGCTTAAAATGTCGTTGATCAGATAAACTACATCCAGGATTAATAACTAATTCTTTAACCTTACAATTAGGTGTATCATCTAGTACACGCCAATACCCCCAATCACGTATAGTCTTTTGTGTTTTCCAATCGTCTAAAATCCAGCTACTAGAATTTTTCTTATTTGCTCCGCCAACCCCCCAGTAGAATTCAATATTAGGATGATCACCGTATGTAACATATTCAGGAGTTGATGTATTGGTTCTATCTCCGCCATTTGCAAAGATTAATTTTATAGGTCCATTTGTACTAAGCGTTTGAAAGATTGCATTACATGCACTGTCATCGTCATCGTTAAATCCAATAACTTTATCAACAACAGATAATTCTTCTATAATAGCACACCTTTCATGAAAAGGCATAAAATGTTTACCTTTTTTTCTTGCAAGCCATTCGTCACTATTAATACCTACAATTAATTTGTCACCAAGTTTTTTTGCTGATTTAAAATATTCAATATGTCCTGAGTGTAACGGATCAAATCCGCCGGTTACTAATACAATATGTTCCATAAAAGTATTTATATATGCACTTAATGGCTTAAAATTATTATGGTTTTTCTATTGCAAAGTCTATACGCATACGGTCATTTTGTCCACTAAACACTATATTTCCGTTAATATGTCGGTTAACAAGGTTAGTCCACCAATCAATATTTTCTATAATTAAGTGGGCATTACGTCCGTCTGGTAAAACTTTTCTAGCAGGGTTAGTATCAATACGTAACCATAGATACTTTGTGCTAAGTTCGTTTATATGTTTCAGCACTGTGTGTATATGATCAGGTTCAATATGTTCAAGTACGTCATTACTAAAAATACATTCGTAATTTTGTCTACTAATTTTGTCAAACATATTAACCGCTGGATCGTACCCTTCTATTTTTATGTTAGGATATTTATTTTGCAGATGGCTTAATATTGCTCCTTTGCCACAGCCATAATCTAACATAGTTATCGGTTGCCATTTCTTTAAGTATGTTTCAAAATCGCCAAGCTCTTTTATTTTTCCACCAAAGCCTTTTTTCTTTTTTGGATTGCTGTGTAGTGATTTTAGTTGTTGTAAGTATTCTTGTGAAAACATTATAATCCTATCTGATATTGTCCAACTGTATTTAATGCAAATCCTGACTTCATTTCTTCCCAAGTAAACTGACTATACGATAGACTTTTAAGCCATTCATACCTATTGTCAGGATACACTAAATTTTCAATATCAGTAAGTTGCATATTATGCAATCCAACAATTGCACTAGGTGCTAAATTTATACATGGCACTCCGTAAATTGTACTTTGCACAGCACCCATACTTTGTAAACTTATAACTGCATAACAATTATCTAAATATTTTTCAAACGGATCATGACTACGAATTTTTTTGTTATCTTTGTATCTAACAAATATTTTACGATCAGTAAGTTTTAATAATTGTACTTTTATCTGATTGATCCAATTCTCTATTGTACAGTTTTTATAGTACATTAACGGATGTGGGTTAGGAGCAAGTATAATTATATAAGAGCCGTTTTTATTCCACGGCTTTAATTTAATATTTTGTAACCTATCATCAGGTACATCTATAATTTTATTTTGTTGAAAATCATTATATGTCATACGCCAATAATGTGTTATTTGATTTGTAGGTTGTATATAACCTTTATCTATATTAATAAAATTACAAATTTTACACTTTTGTATGTTATTGTAAGAAGTCCTAAACCCTCCTACAAAATATGTACTATCATTTGTTGGCGTATCACATACAGGTATTTGTTGACTAAATGATAATAAATCTATCATGCCGTCAACTAATTTTGTTTGAGGTAGTTTACTAAATCTATTATAAAGCGGCATCTTCCATGCCAGCTACACGTAGTTTGACTACGTTAGTAATTTGCCATTGCTTTTGATCAAGTCCTTTAAGTAGACCTAACCACTTGTTACGCATCAGTGCAAATTCGTTGATAATCTTTTCGTAGTCAACAACGTCTGCCTCACCGTCTACGTATTTTTCAACGTCACGGCTTGACAGAGCTCGTTGATAGTTTTCAAGATATTTCTTAAAATATGAGCTACGCAATCTACGTAGCTCAATATTTAAATAGTGTAGTATAGCTTCAATTTCTTGTAACTGATTAAAGCGGTGTTCAACAATGCCCGGCATTTCTGCAGCAGCACGTTCAACATTACCTTTGAGCTTTACTTCGAAACGAGCATCAATTAACTCTTTTTCAAAGAATGCTACAGCATCAGGTATCTTGCTTACGTCACGAGAGACTTCGCTATACCAACCCATTACTCGTCGTCCTCCCAAGGATCATCATCTTCATAGTTTTCTTCGTCAATGTCTAAGAAATAATTTATTGCATTATCTAGTGTAGCATCTGACCCTAGTGTTTGTGTAAGTGTATGATCGTCAACACCATAGTCGGCTAATAAATCAACAAATCTTTCAGCTGCAATGTCTTGGTGTTTTTTATCTAAGTATTCTTTAAATAAAGTCCATACATCAACGATTTGACTTTCGTCCATAGTTTACTCCTCGATTAGTTCTTCAACATGATCTACTACTAGATCATCTTCTTCGGTATTTACCACAGGAGCAATTTTCTGTTCATATTCTGACATAATCATGTTCATCTTTTCAGGTGTCATCCATGCCTTGCGGTATTCAAGATGTTCTTCACCATTTAGATCAACATACTTGAGTCTATTACCTTGTTTAACTAACAAGTTCTGTTTCTCAAATAATTCAATAAGTCCACTGTAAGGATTCATTCCTGTTTCGTATGGAATCTTTACTTGTACTGCTTCGAACGGTTTTGCATAACGAGTTTTCATTACTTTACAACCTGCTCTAATACCACGTACTTCTGAGATCTTATTACCAGCTTCGTCTTCTTTTAACTTCATCTTTTTCATTGCAACAACAATTGATGATGCATAAACAAAGCCTTGTCCACCACTGATTTTGTCATCTGGATCAAACATATCTTGTGATGCATATGTATGATTAGTACATACTAAGCCTACGTTAAGTGAACCAATCATATTAACTGTGTTACGAACAAGTGCGGTCAATTGCTTTGGCTTACGACCCATATCACCTTTCATATCACCCTTACTAAACTGATCTACGTCTGTAGGTGTTAACAACATACCCAAACTATCAACTACAAACAATACTTTAGGACGGTCTTCTGCATCCATTGCTTTATAGTCTGCTACAAATGTTGATATAGTTTTTGCTACATCATCAATCATGCTCATGTTAAGTTTTAGTAGTTTTTCTTCTGATGTGTCTACATCTAATGCTTGTAGCCACGATTCGTCAAGTGCGTTCTCTGAGTCAATTAATACTACAAAGATACCTTGATCTTGTGCGTGTGTTACAATGTTACCTGAACAGAAATATGATTTACCTGCTCCTGATTCACCTGCAAACACAGTTACCTTACCTAGCGGAACACCTTTGTGGAAGTCGCCACTAATAAGATAGTTAAGTGCATATGAGCCTGTTGAGATCCAATCTGTTGGATCGTTAAAGCCGCTACTCATGCCTGAGATGCTTTTAGTTAAGTCTTTACGGAACTTACTAACGTCAAATGATTTAGCCATAGTTTCTCCTTGTTAAGCCTAAAGTACCCCTAGACATTGCCTAGGGGTATTATTTCTTTATTGATTTTGTCTTGAACGAATCATTGAAAGAATGTCCTGTGCATTACCTGCAGGTGCATCAGTTGCTGCTGTCGTAGCTGCCGCTGGTGTTGGTGCTGGTGCAGTTTCTGCTACTGGAGCAGGTGCCGCCTCAGGTGCCGGAGCACTTTGACTCACAGCCGTTGCTTGTGGGCTTGCCGCTACTTGCGGGTCACCTGTACGTGCAGCCATTCCGCTTGGACGGAAATAGTTGCTCCAACGATCTGCATCATATGCTTCACCGTCAACTGACGCTTCGAACATTTCTTGCATTACTTTGATTGCAGTTTCATCTGGCTTCTTAGGTAAGAAGTCTGAGAAGTTAAATAGACCATGTGTATTAACCGCATTCATCTCTGCATCATTTAACGGACGCTCTCTACGTGCCCATGTACTTGTGCCGTAGTCTGCATACCCACCTTTTGATGTTTTGTTAAGACGAAAGTCTACACCAGCAGTATAATCTGTTGGTAATTCTTCCATGTCTGGATCCATAAGCGCCTGCTTAATAATCTGGAAGATTTGCGGACCAATAATAAAACGTCTAATTGGATTCTCTGGAGTTGAATCTTCTGTTAGTGGATTGTCATTTACAAATCCTTGGAATACGTATGAACGTTTTTTCCAATATTTACGACCCATGTCTTCTAGACTTGGATCTTTAAACCAACCACGGACTTCTTGTAAAATGCCACAGCTATCACCGTACATTTCCATACAAGGTACTTGTACTTGTACTGGACGTGAGCTTGTATCACCTTTTACTCCACTAAATGGAAGTTTGATCATTAAACGCTCTTTCCAAAAGAAAGTGTTATCTTGATCGCCATCAGGAAGGAAACGTAGAGTAACACTCTCGCCTTCTTTGATATTCCAAAATGGGTAAATTGCGTTGTCGCCGCCGCCTTGTCGTTGTCCGCCAGTATTGGCTTCTTGTTCCTTAAGTTTAGCTCTAATTTCTGCTAATGATGCCATAGTTATGCCTCCTATATGTTATGCCTATGTGCAGTAGCTATTACGCTACTAGTGCCTTTATTTGTATAGCACAGTTATTATTATATACTGTATTATACTAGTTGTCAAGTCTTTTTTTAAAGAAAAAACATAAAAACTTATAGTAGGACTTATAGTCCTGCTAATTTCATTAATCTATCGCCTAGTTCTCTTATTTCTTGAGCTTCTGTTTTCTTTCCTGATCCTTCACCAATTTCTTCATCTTGCTCGATAGTAGGCTCCATTACTGTGCCTTCTGGTTCTTCGTCTATCATTGGTTCTTGTACAGGGTGTGCATATTGTTCGTATGTAGATTGTATACGCTCAATAAATTGTTTTGCTGGCTCAATATACTGTTCACCGTAGTCTTTTTCAATTGCTGTTAATACTGCTGTTTCACCTTTAGGAAATGTGCCTTGCTCTCTATCAAACAAAGATAGTATAAATTCTGATACTGGTATCTTTTGTTCTTCTAGCTCTTCGTCGTCTTTGCCCATTGCTTTTTTAATTGCTTTGTCTTTTGCAGCCATATAATCGTCTGAATCAATATCACCGTCATCATCGTGATCTTTGCCTTTAGCTTCTTTCATTGCTTTGTTCTTTTCATGACAATCACAATGTTTGCAATCTGGTCCACAAGCACATTCTGTTACAGGTTTGCCACAGCATGCTTCTGGGCACATTTCTTCTTTTGCTTCTGCAAACTGACCCATCATATCTTCAAAACTGTTTTCAATTTCTTCACCGTACTTGTCAAAACTTCCTGGCATACCGCGAGTTGATCCATCAGGTCCACTTCCCATAAAGTAAGGCATTTCAATTACTTGTCCTACTTGTAGTGCTTTTGGATCTGATATTTTGTTTAACATCATAATCTCTTTAACTGCTTCTTCAATATCTGCACCTTGGAAGTTAGCCTGTTGGAACTTTTTAGCAATTGAATATATTGTATCTCCAGGAGAAACTTTATATGTTTCTGCTGGTGCTCTTACTTCAACATCGTCAATTGGTGCTTCACCTAATATATCTTCTGCTGTAATATCTTTTGCTTTTGTTGCTTCACTTACTAAGTTATATATGTAAGGAAATACATCTTTTAATTCTTCGTTAAACTGTCTAATAGTTAATTGGTCTACCCAATTCTCTGCAACATCACTAGGCACATCTTCCATCATTGGCTTTTCGTATGCGGCGATAGTTTCTGCATAAAACTTTGGCTTTTGTAATGACTCAATAGTTTTTCTAACTGTAATAATTCTTTCTTTGACAACATCCATATATCCTGCTAGGCTTTCTGCCATTACAGCTGAGCGACCCATGTAAGATTTAAACTTGCGGAGTTTATTCATCTCTTCACTTAGGCCTACAATGTGTGTTCCAAAATCATCAAAAGGTTTACCACCTTCAGCAACGTGTCTTGCCATTGCTCTTGCACCAGTTAAGTGTTTATATGGATATAAAAATCTTTCACCATCTGCACTTTCAATATATATTTTTCCAATATTTCTTGTGCGTGTTTTACCAAGTTCTGGGTTTACACTTTCTGTGTGCTTGATAACTATTCTAGCACTGTCTACGTTTTGGTAACTAAGTTTATTAGTTCCGTACATCTTTGATTCACTCATTGTGTTGTCTCCGCGATTTGTTGCTAAAAACGCATAATCTCTACGATCTAAATTTGACTTATTAATATTTCTTGTGTCAAATCTTAGTAAGCGTTTTTTGCTAAATTGTCTTAGTTCTTTTAAAAAATCATACCATCTTGTTTTTGTAAGTTCGTCTTGCTCACCGACAAAATTATCAGCATACATAACTTCAATTGCTTCATCTGTAATACTAACACTTATTTTTCCTAAGCTCGAATCGCCTTCTTTGTAATCAAAATCAAAGTAACGAGCATCTTTAGGTATATTAGTTACGTTTCCTTCACTGTCACCTATAGTAACACTCGGAAAGCGTCCGCGTATCTTATTAAAAAGTTCTTCTGATATAAGGTCTAAGTTTTTCATTATATTGTATTTATCAATAGTTGCTGCTTATGAAGATCGGCATTGGTGCTTCATAGTCTTCTATTTCCTCTGCTTGTGTAAATGTATTATATATTCTAGGATCCCAATCTTTAAGAACAGCCATCATTCTTATTGCAAGTAGTGTAGCACTAATTAGGTCGTCTGTTTGCCCAAGTTTTGCTTGATAACTACTACCTGTTGCAACATAATTCTTTAGCTCTGATAAAAAAGGTTTTGAATGTACTACCATTTTGTCATTTTCAATCATAGTCTTTAATCTACTACAAGCACTAATTTTAGTACCATGTGTAGTATTAAAACCTTTACGGAATTTACGTACATGTCCTTTGCGGATAGGCTCACTAACAAATAATCCGGGTATATTCTCTTCGCCAAAGTCGTTTATAACGAGAAGCGCCGCTTCGCCTATTCCATTGTTCTCTACGCTCCAGTAAATTCCGTTGGTATTCCCGGTTTCTTTTTGTAGGTAATTACAAATGTCTGAAAGCACACGTATTTGCCCGGGAATCGCTGTAGTATTGTGTTGCCATTCTGCTACCTGCTCGTAACTAGGTAACTCAAATACTTGTATAGCAGCATTATCACCACCTGTTCCCATACTAGGGTCAAGTGCAACTGCATATGTAAATTCTGGAGTTGGTTTTTTATACCAACGTGTCTGCCCCATTCAAATACTAGGAATTCACAATCGTATTCACGTCTAAATCGTTCTTCGCCAATACGTCCTAGTTCCTCAACTTTCCATTCATCGTCTCTGTCTGGATGTTCATTCCAGTAACTTCTAAAACTATGAAATCCGTTTTGTCCAACTTCTTGTTCGTTACCATGTTCGTCAAACTTATCTTCTGCTTGTTTCCAAATAGTAGCAAATGTATCTTCATCTGAGTTTGGTGTGCTTGTAATAATTGCCCGACCACCTGTTGCTAGTGTAGGTGATATTGATGTCCAAAAGTCTGTAGCAACGTTAGGTTGTACAAATGCAAACTCGTCACAGTATAGTAGTGATATACTCATACCACGTCCTGTGTTACCCGTTGTAGTTGCACTTACAATACGTGATCCATTTTCAAATTCAATTGAACCTTTGTTGTAGTTTGTAACTCCTGCTCTAATATGGTCAGGACATAGTTCATAAACATAACGTATGCGTTGCATAATTTCTTGTGCGCCTGTATACTTGTGTGCCGCAATAAGAATAGTTTGATCTGGATTAAACATAGCAAACCAGCATAGATAAATTGCTGCACAAGTTGTTTTACCTGTTTGTCTAGGCATCATATTAATGTTAAATCGATAGTTATGATAACTGTGCATCAAACATAGTTGGTATTCATACGGATCAAACAACAATTTTCCTTTTACAGGATGCTGTATGTATGCAAACGATTTTGCAAAATGCAAGTATCCTTCTTTAGGATCCATACACTTTACTAGTTCTTCAACTTGGGCGTTTGTATATGTTTCTTGTTTGTTTGCTTTTTTGGTTAGTACACCATCTAAACTTTTGCTCATACTATATTTAACCTATTATATCGTTGTAATACCCTGTATCGAATCGTAAATCAAATAACTTACGTTTATCCTGTTGTATTAGTACAGGCACAGGTGATGCATTAGGACCATTAGTTGGTTCGCTCCATAACCACTCATATGTTCCGTCATCAATCTTTTTGTGTAATTTTTTTAATCGTCTACGATTGTAGTCCTGACAAATATAAACAATGGCCTGGTTGTTGCCTAGTGGCTCAATCTCTCCAGACCATTGTGTAATTTTTAATTCGCCTTTTTTAAGAGCTGCACCGCTCCAAGGACATACAGGTTTAATGTGTTG